AGGCAAGGCGTCAAAAACGCCTCCCCTCCATCCCGACCGTTCAGGAAATGGGTAACCTGGTAAACCAAGCCCCGATCTCCGGTTCGACGATATCCTTATGGATGAGCAGTGATGCTCTTTCATTTGGTCTGAAGGTCCCGTACTGGGACCCTACTATCGTCTTACACAAACATGATGAGATTAAGAAACTCATCGGAGATTGTACCTCGGCACTCCCTCTCGACCAGCTTCCTTACGATTGCTTTATAAAAGCAGCACACATGACACAATGGTATACAAATACATTGAGATTGTGGCGTGACTCCCTAAATGGGGGAGATCACGGGGAAACGGCACGCAAAAGACTATTGGATGGGGTTTTAGGTGCTATGCATCAAAAAACAATGTCAGAATTCGTGGGGCGTTTATGGGCCTATGCGGAATATGGTTTAATGGAGAAGTTTTGTAAGTGGAGCTCGGCGACCCTTTGGGCATCGATGCTTCGTCAAACAGAGCTTCCTCCTGTGCCAGATTTCGTGAAAGACACTAGGGGTGGACATTTAGTTTACCTTTGGGATGAGTCTACTTGGGTTAAGTTATGTAGGACAACACAGAATGAAAAGAATGTGAAAAATCATTTTAATCAAACTACACGTCTAATGATCATGCTTACTAAGGACCTATATATGACAAAGAACGCCTCCCTCTCAGTCGACCCCTCTTTCGTCGAGGAAAACCTCGCAAAGCACAAGAAGATTATGTGCATGCCTATGGAAGAAGACCCAATGAGTGATCGCCTATGCAAACTGATAGTAAAATCAATCAGCCAATGCGCAGACGACATTTTCGGGAAACTCCCAACACAGGACGAAAGAAAGATCGTGAAATACGATAAGGAGTCAGACACTTACAAAGAGGTGAAAACAAAACGAACGAGACATATACCCCAGGAGGCTAATCCTCCCTCTCGTCTCCCTTCCCTAGGCTCATCGGTCAATTCAGGCCGTAGACTGGGTGGAGCAGCAGGTGATCTATTGAGGTCACATGGCGAGAAGTACCAATTACCAGAACCCCAAGACGGTTATTTACATAGTTACTGTACATACAGGACTGAATACGTCGATGTTCGAACCCCTCATGACCCGGAACTTTTTACCGAGGCGGAGGATTGCTCGAGGAGGGCAGCTTATGCTAGACTAACAGTTGAAGCACAGGTTGTACCTCTTCTAGAAGCTTTTAAGGTAAGGACAATTACAAAGGGGGACTGTGACCAATATCACTTGGCCCGGAGGTGGCAAAAGGTGATACATGGAGTCATGCGGAAACAGCAGAACTGTCGTCTTATTGGGCAACCCTGCTCGTCGGCTTATCTCTCCCAGATTTTCGGAAATTCCCCCTACGTCAATTTACATGACAAAGAGGCTTTCTATGTATCTGGTGACTATGAGTCGGCGACGGATCTACTCCACCCTTTTTTATCAGAGGTGGCCAATGAGGCGATTTGTCAGCGCTTACGTATCCCGCTAGAGGACCAATGGGTTCTAAAGCAATGTTTGACAGGACACTCGTTAAAATACACAAAGAACGGACCACTACATAAACAACAGTGGGGACAACTAATGGGTTCACCGAGCTCCTTTCCAATCCTCTGCCTTATCAACTTGGCAGCGACTAAAGTCGCATATGAGGAGTACTTCCGATCAATCGGAGTTTTAGGAAAGAACGAGTTCTGTGTTCTAGGGGAA